CCCAACTGCACCCGTTTCTGGATGACGCGTTGGCAGGCTGTCTCATTCGTTCTGGACGCCGTGAATAACGCTAATCCGCATGAGGTGCTGGTGCCCAAGTGTCTGCCCGCCTTCCGAGTCGTGGATCTCGCCACGGCCATGGGCAAGCAGTACAGTGTCATAGGTCTGCCAGAGCACGAGAAGCTGCACGAGTCGATGGACGCACACCTGTCGAGTGACAAGGCACCACGTCTGCTGGTGGCCGATCTTTGTGAGGCGCTGAGACATGTCCCGTAACCCGCATCAAGTCACCAAGGACTTCGAGGCCGCGGTCGCCGAGTACACGGGCGCGCCTTACGTCGTAGCGGTCAACTCATGCACGATGGCGCTCACGCTCGCGTTGGCGTGGCATCTGAGCGGCAAGGACGTGCGTCCATACGTCGGGCCCAACGTCTGGCGCGAGGGCTGCGAGCCGACTGTCACCATCCCCAAGCGTACCTACGTGAGTGTGCCTCAGGCCATCATCCATGCCGGCGGGCGGCCGGTGTTCGAGGATCGAGAGTGGATCGGGCACTACACGCTTGACCCGCTGCCGGTGTGGGATAGCGCGCGTTGGTTCACGAGCGGTATGTACGATGATGCAGGCGGCGACTTCCTTTGCGTCTCCTTCCACGCCAGCAAGACGCTTGGCATCGAGCAAGGCGGCGCTATCCTCCACGACAATGCCGAGGCCGATGCGTGGTTCCGACGTGCGCGCTTCGATGGCCGAGCCGAGGGCGTGGCGCCGAAGGATGACACCGGCATCATCCTAGGTTGGCACTGCTACATGAACCCGTCGACCGCGGCCCAGGGCATCCTCAAGCTGCACTCACTGCCCAGGCACAACGAGCCGTTGCCCAACGACGACTACCCTGACCTGTCAACCTTGGAGGTGTTCAAGTGAGCGAGATCGACAAGATCCTCGAAGAGCGAGGCAACCGATACGGGCCGTTCAAGGAGCACGCTGAAGTCACGCAGGCCATGAAACAGGTGCTGTACGTTCCCGCTGGCTGGGCGCGGCTCGAAGCGGACCAGCGTGAAGCGCTTGAGATGATTGCGCACAAGATCGGGCGCATCATCAACGGCGACCCAGACTACGTGGATTCGTGGGACGACATCGCGGGCTATGCCAAGCTCGTGGCCGATCGTTTGCGTGGGGAGGCCAAATGACCGTCCAGATTCGAGGCGACAAGCGCGCGCTGCGTGTTGAGCTTCCCGCAAGCGGCGAACTCGACATGCCGGCCGCCATCCAGCTTGCGCGTGACCTGATCGACGCCGTGACCCAGTGCGGCTTCGAGGTGAAGATGAACGTCGAGGTGCCTCGCCATGCACCAACCGACCAGCAGCTTGCTACGGCTGTCGTGCGTGTGGGCCACATCCGGCGCAACGCCATGCAAGCGCGCTGGGATGATGGCAAGGTGAACAGCGAGATCGTGATGCGCGTCGTGGAGGCTTGCCTGTGAGCCTCGTCGCCGTCATCCCTGCCCGCGGCGGCTCGCGTCGCATCCCGGGCAAGAACATCCGCCTCTTCCACGGCAAGCCGATCATCGAGTACTCGATCAAGGCTGCCCAGGACGCGGGCTTCTTCTCGCGCATCTACGTCTCGACCGACTCGCCCGCGATCAGTTCGGTCGCGTACCGTGCCGGCGCGGACGTGCTCTGGCGTAACGATCGGCTCGCGGTCGACAATGTCGGCACGCAAGCCGTGATGGCCGATGCGCTCAACACGATCCTGGCTGATCACCTCGTGATCGATCCACCCAAGTATGCGTGCTGCATATACGCCACGGCACCGCTGATGACGAGCATGGACCTGATCGAGGGCTACCTTCGCCTGCGCGCCCCTCGCGTGCCTTACGTCTACACCGTTGGCGCTAACTGGCAAGACGCCGGTCAGTGGTACTGGGGTGAGACGCAAGCGTTCATTTCGGGTGTGCCGCTGGATCAAGCCGCGTTCTATAGGCTGCCTGCCTCGCGCGTCTGCGACATCAACACCGAGAAAGACTGGCAGCGAGCCGAGAAACTCTACGAGGAGATGCACCGTGGGTGATGGTATCGAACTATGGCGTGGCGAGTTCGGTGATGCGTACACCGAACGCAACCAGGTGGACTGGATGGCTCGTGTCGACTTCTGGGACCGCATCATCAAGTTGACTGGCGCTCGATCCGTGTTCGAGGTGGGTTGCAACGCGGGCTGGAACCTGAGCGCGATTCGCCTCAACAACCCCCACGTGCGCGTGGCCGGTAGCGACATCAACGAGCGTGCGCTCGAACAGGCGCACGCCGCGGGCCTGGAGACGTACAACTGCCTCGACTTCCGGGCGGTGCCTGGCAAGTTCGACCTCGTGTTCACCGCGGGCGTCCTGATCCACATTGAGCCCAAGCATGTGCGAGAGGTGATGGCCGCGATCATCGACAAGTCGTTCCGATGGGTGCTGGCCGTAGAGTACGAGTCCGACTACGAGGAGGCGATCCCGTACCGAGGGCACGATGACAAGTGCTGGAAGCGCCCCTACGACAAGGTCTACGTGGACCTTGGGTTGCGGCTCGTGACTAGTTGGTGGCGACCCGCCGGCTTCGATCAATGCACCGCGTGGCTGTTCACGAAATGACCCTCTGCCGCCTGTGCATCTACCCTGACACGCGACCCGACGCGCACTTCATCGATGGCGTGTGCTCTGGCTGTCGTGCCTATGCCGAGCGCAAGTACGTCGCCTGGGACGTGAGAGGCGAAGCGCTCCGGTCCATCCTGCGGCTCGCCCGTGGCCGCGCGGACTACGACTGCGTCGTGCCCGTGAGCGGGGGCAAGGACTCGACCTATCAGGTGCTGACACTGCGTGACATGGGCGCCAAGGTGCTCGCAGTCAACGCCGGCACTGACTACCTCACCCCGATCGGTCGCCGCAACCTGGACAACCTCAAGCACTACTGCGACCTCATCGAGTGGACGCCGAACATCGAGGTGCGCAAGAAACTCATGCGGATCGGCCTGCGTCTCGTGGGCGACCTGTCCTACCCCGAGCACCTCGCCATCTGGTCCATCCCGATGCGGATCGCGGTCGCCTTCCGCATCCCGTTGGTCGTGTGGGGTGAGCAGCCCCAGCGCGAGTACGCATGCCCCGAGGGCGTGCCGCCTGCCACGCGTCTCACGAGCCGGTGGGTGTCCGAGTTCGGAGGGCTCCTCGGCCTGCGGCTCGATGACATCGTGGGTCAGGAAGGACTGACCGAGCAAGACCTGGACGTCTTCCGGTTCCCGACCGATGAAGCGCTCGACACCGCCGATGTCAACGGCATATGGCTCGGGGACTACGTAGATTGGGATGGGTGGAAGAACGCGTTCATTGCCCAGCAGTATGGGTTCGAGGTGGCCCCGTGCCCGGTAGAGACAAGCCTCGCCAACTACGAGAACCTGGACAACTATGTCACTGTACTACGTGATCATCTACGGTGGCTCAAGTACGGCTATACGCGAGCTACGGACATTGCTTGCAACCATGTGCGCCGAGGACGCCTCTCGCGTGCTGAGGCACTACAACTTGTTGGTCGAGCAGGTCACACACCGCTCACGAGCCTGGGCAAGCCGATCGGTGAGGTACTTGCCTACGTCGGCATCTCTCCAACCGAGTGGCAACGGGAATGTGAGAAGTGGGCCTCGCAGTACGAATAATTCCGACCCTTCTCGCCAAGGGTACGAAGCTCGTCAAAGGGCGGCGCTTCAGCGCAGACCGCGTCATCGGCCACGTGCAGCAGGCCGCGCGCGTACACCAAGCCCGAGGCGTCGATGAACTGTGCATCCTCGATGTGGGCGCGACCCCCGCGGGCAACGGGCCCAACTTCGCCATGATCGAAGCGCTCACCCAGGACTGCTTCATGCCCTTGACCGTGGGCGGCGGTGTGCGCTCGATCGCGGACGTGGAAGGGCTGCTGCGCGCCGGTGCGGACAAGGTGTGCATCAAGACCGCATATCAGGCGGACTTCGACTTCCTGGACGCTTGCGCGTACCGCTTCGGATCGCAGGCGATCGTGGTGGCGCTCGACGTGAGGGATGAAGGTCGCACGACGCTGGTACTCGATCTCGCCAAGGACATCGAGCGCCGAGGTGCCGGCGAGATCCTGCTTACGGCCATGGACCGCGAGGGTACGATGGAAGGCTACGACCTGGACCTGATACGGTCAGTGGCGCATGTCGTTGACATACCTGTCATCGCGCATGGCGGGTGCAGCGGATACGCGGACATGCTGGCCGCGATCGGGCATGGCGCCTCTGCCGTGGCTGCTGGGGCCCTGTTCCAGTTCACGGACGCCACGCCCCGGGCGGCCGCCCAGTATCTCGATGAGTACGGTGTGGAGGTGAGGTTGTGAGAACCAAGCGTGGGCGAAGCATCGTGATCACGTTGGTCGACATCTACACCCGCTGGGATTACTTCATCGGCCCGCTCTACGCGTTGCTCTCCGAGCGAACACCAGATCAGAGCATCAGCCACAGGCGCATGCCGACGATGGAAGAACACCGCGCCTTTGTCGAGCGCAAGCCCTACACCAAGTGGTACGAGATCCTGGCCGACGGCAAGTCGGTCGGCGCGATCTACCTGTCCAATCGCAACGAGATCGGCGTGTCGATCTTCCTCAATCAACAGCGCAAGGGGTATGGCAGCGCCGCGGTGCGTGAACTGATGGCCCTGCACCCGGGGCCGTTCCTTGCCAACATCAACCCGAAGAATGAGGCCAGCATCCGCATGTGGGAGTCCCTCGGCTTCAAACTGCTACAGGTGACCTATGCAAAGCCGTAGTCCGTACATCGTGGCCGAGGTGTCGTGCAACCACCTGGGCAGTTTGCCTCGCGCCCTGGACCTGATCGACAACGCAGCCTGGGCCGGCGCCGATGCGGTCAAGTTCCAGTGCTGGGAGGAAGATATGATGGTGCTGGGTGACCACACGATCCAGGGGACCGCCTGGAACGGGCAGAAGATGCGCGACCTGTATCGCAAAGCGTGGACCCCGTGGGCGTGGTTCCCTGCGCTCTTTGACTACGCGAAGTCGCACAAGATCGAGTGTTTCGCATCCGTGTTCGATCACGAGTCGCTCGCCTTCCTTGAATCGCTCGATTGCCCCCGGTACAAGATCGCGAGCTTCGAGATCGTGGATCTGCCGCTCATCGAAGCGGTCGCGAAGACGGGCAAGCCTATTGTCATATCAACTGGGATGGCGAGCGAGGACGAGGTGACCTGTGCGTGGAATGCGGCCGAGCAGACAGGGCTTGAGGACATCACGCTGTTAAAGTGTACGAGCGCATATCCGGCAACCGCCGCTAGCGCGAATCTCGCCACCATGGACCTGCTGGGTTACTACGCTGGCTACACGGGCATCTCCGACCATACGCTCGGGCTCGTCGTCCCCGTGGCCGCGACCGCGCTCGGCGCCACCATGATCGAGAAGCACATCACGCTCAAGCGTTCCGACGGCGGGCCAGACGCAGGGTTCTCGTCCGAACCCCACGAGTTCAAGGCCATGGTCGACGCCTGCCGTGAAGCGGCTCTGGCGTTCGGTGAGGTGCGTTACGGACCGACTGACGAGGAGAAGCCGAGCCTTCAGTTCCGACGCAGCCTGTACTGGGCTGAACCGCTTGCGGCTGGATCGTACGTTCAACGGCGCCACCTTCGCACCGCGCGCCCAGCGCTCGGTGCTTCGCCGGCTGACCTTGGCAAGTTTCTCAACCGGCGTGTGACGCGGGGCGTCGATATCGGCGAGCCTGCCAAGCTGGAGGACGTCGACTGATGCGCATCGCCTGGTTCCATGTCATCTCCGAACTGGAGCAGTCGGGGATTACCCTGCGCTCCCAGGCAGAGGTCGCCGAGGTATCGCTCGGCACGATCTACTACTGGAAGTCGGGCGGCGAGCCGAAGTACCGCAACGGCGAGATGCTGCTCAACCTCTACGCGAACACGTTCGGGGTCGAGCCTCCTCGGGTCACGTCTCTGTCGACCTCGCGCGCGCCCGTGATGACAACGGCCCCCGTATTCCAGGCTACGGCATCCTCGACCGCATGGTGATTTGTTCAGGTTTTTGAATAGGATTGGTGGTAGGGTGCGCGGGCACGTAGTCTTTTCACAGGACCAACATGCCCCAAAGGAAAGCGCCATGTAAGCCGGCCAAGAAGCCCACCAGCAAAGCCCGCCGCGAAGCGCTCATCGCAGAGGCCCGCGAGGCTCGCATTGCTCCGCTCGACTACATGCTCGACGTGCTCAATGCACCCAAGCCCGTGCGGCTCACCGGGGAGAAGCCAGTCGACTACGCGGAGCGCCTGGTCCGCTGGGAAGAGCGCCGGATGGACGCCGCCAAGGCGGCCGCACCCTACGTCCACGCCAAGCCGATCGCCTCGGTCAAGATCGAATCGGTCACCGACGTCGAAGAGCACAAGCCCGTCAACGTCCTCGAACTCGCCAAGCAAGTCGCCTTCCTCTTCACGATGGCACAGGTGAGGCCCGAGGTCGACATCACTCCGAACAAGCTCAACTGAGGTGCCGCCATGCCGCTGACGAAGAAGGGCAAGAAGATCATGAGTGCGATGAAGAAGACCTACGGCGACACCAAGAAAGCCAAATCGGTCTTCTATGCGTCCATCAACAAGGGCAAGATCAAAGGCGCTGAAAGCGCTGCGCCCTCCACACTCGTAAGCTGAAGGAGGCGCCATGCCAAGAGCATCAGGGAAACTGCAACCGACAGACCAGACGCCCGTGCTCCCCAGCACGGTGATCACGTTTCTTATGACTGGCGGCTCTAGCGCTCAGGCGAGCGATTGGCCCGACGACACCGGCACCGCCGCGGCGAATGCGGCCACGGCCGGCATCCATCTCGTGCGGATCACTCCGGTGTCCACCGCAGGCGGGGCGTTCTTTTGCACCGCCAACCTGTTCACGACTGCCGCTTCGGTCCCGTCCAGCGGCATTACCGTCTCGACCACCTCTCGCGTGCCCGTGCCTTCGGCCCGCGAGTTCCAGGTGGCCGGGGCGTCTACCGGGTTCAGCCTGGCTGCCTACACCAGTGGGATAGTCCAGGTCGAATGTTGGCACAAGTAGCTCCGCAGCAATCAGCAATGCCGGTCTGACCGGCGCATAAAAGGAGTATGGCTATGGCATGGTACGACAAGATCACCACGTCCCTTTACGGACGACGGCTCGGTCTTCAGCGTTTGTCCAGTGCTCAGGACGCGCGCAAGAACGAGGTTCTGGTGGGGGCCGAGGCTTTCCGAAGCTACGCGACCACAGGCGATTCCACGGGTACGAACCTGGCGCCCTACGGTGTGAGCCTGCTCACGACCGTGTCGTCGAGTTGCGTGTTCGTGCTCGATCCGCCGCTGCCTGGCGTCCACAAGACGCTGGTGTTCGGCTCGACCGGTGGTGGCGCGATGTACGTCAAGACCGCGAACAGCGAGACGATCGTGAGCACACTGGGTTCGAGCTTCACGACCCTGAAGAGCACGGCCGGCAACGGTGGCACGGTCAGCCTGATGGGCATCACGACCGCCATCTGGGCCTGGACCGGCGCCGCCTCCAGCATCATCGCTGCAGCGACCACGTCAACCTAAGGAGGATTTGTGGCCGAAGAACTGAAAGTCGCGCTCGTCGGGAGCGCGCCCGCATCCATCCGGCTGGCTCCCTATCACGATCCTTCGTGGCAAGTGTGGGGATGCTCGCCGGGTGCATATGGTGTTGTGCCGAAGGGGCGCTCGAACATCTGGTTCGAGATGCACCGTTACGAACCCGGGCAGACCTGGTTCTCGCCTGAGTATTGCCAGTTCCTGCGCGATCACCCGTGCGTCGTGGTGGCCGAGCCTCGCAAGGAGATCCCCAACGGGATCATGCTCGACTACGACCTGCTGGTGAAGAAATACTCGCCCTACTTCTTCACCTCGTCCATTGCCTGGATGATGGCCCATGCGATCGAGCTTGGCGCAACCAAGATCGGACTGTGGGGCGTCGACATGGCCGCGAACGAGGAGTACGAGGCCCAGCGTGCCGGGCTTCACTACTTCGCCCTGATCGCTGCCCAGCGTGGCATCGAGGTCGGCGTGCCCCCCGAGTCCGACCTCTTCCGGCCCCGGTTCCTCTACGGTGTCGACGAGGTCAAGCACTTCCATGTGAAGATGCGCGCACGTCGGGAGGAGTTGAACCAGCGGCTCGCCGCGGCAGAGCAGGTCGCCCAGCAGAAGGCCCACGAGGCTGCGTTCCTGCGAGGTGCGATCGACGACCTCAACTACTGCTTCCAGACCTGGCCCGACAAGGAGAACTACCTGACCCCGCCGGCTGCGTCTGGGTTCGCACCGCCGACAACCGGTGAGCCGTACATCGACCTGTGGCAACGCTCCATGCCGGAAACGGCGGGCTCGGCAGTCTCGACCGACACGCCCGCAGCGACCCCTGGCGTGGTCGAACGAGTGAAGTCCGTGCTTCGATGACGCTCGCGACCCTGAACTTCGACGAAGTCGTTGCCAAGCTATCGGGTCAATCCGAGGAGACGCTTCGTCGCATTCAGGAATCCGTGCAGTCGATGACGCCACGATTCAGGTGGCAGCCCAACCCTGGCCCTCAGACCCAGGCATACGTCTCGAAGGCGGACGTGCTGCTGTACGGGGGAGAGCCGGGGGGCGGCAAGACCCAGTTGCTTCTCGGGCTCGCGTTCAACGAGCACCGGGAGTCGATGATCTTCCGTCGCAAGTACACCGACCTTGACCGGATCATCCGCGATGCGCTCAAGATCCACGGCTCGCGAGATGGGTTCAACGGGTCTGCGCCCCCGAGGCTGAAGCTCGATGACGATCGGCTGATCTCGTTCCGTGCCGCGAACAATGTCGGTGACGAGCAGAGCACGATGGGTGACGGTCGTGACTTCCTCGGCATCGACGAGGCCACGCACTTCGCCAAGTCCCAGATTCAGTTCCTGATGGGTTGGGTCCGTACCGATCGCCCGGGTCAGCGCACGAGGACCGTGCTCGCGACCAACCCGCCTCTGGCTGCCGAAGGCCTGTGGGTCATCGAGATGTTCGCGCCCTGGCTCGACCCGCAGTTCCCCGTGCCAGCCAAGCCTGGCGAGCTTCGATGGGTCGTGAGCGACGAGGATGGCAACGATCGATGGGTGTCGAGTTCGGACCCCGTCGAGATCAACGGCAAGCTCGTGCAGCCGAAGAGTCGCACGTACATCCCGGCCTCGGTCAAGGACAACCCGTACTACGTCAACAGCGACTACCAGCGCGAACTCGACGCGATGCCGGAACCGTTCCGCTCGATCCTCATGGGCGGGTTCCGCACTTCGTTCAAGGACGCAGAGAACCAGGTCATCCCTACCGCGTGGGTCCAGGCTGCACAGGCCCGATGGAGGCCCGAGCCCCCGAGTGGCGTGCCGTGCTGCGCGATGGGCGTCGATATGTCCGGGGGCGGTTCGGACCCGATGACGATCGCGCCCCGCTGGGATGGATGGTATGACAATATCATCGAGATACCCGGCAAGGAGATTCCCCAGGATCGAGCCGGCTCGTGGTGCGCGGGTCAGGTTCTGACCTACCGGTGCGACCAGGCGCTCGTTGTGGTTGACCTGGGTGGCGGGTACGGCGGCTCGATGTATGAGCGGCTGAAGGAGAACGGTATCGAGGTCGTCGGATTCCGCGGTGCCGAGGCCACGCCCCGCCGCTCGAAGGAAGGCAAGTTCAAGTTCACGAACAAGCGCTCGGCCGCGCACTGGCTCTTCCGGGAAGCGCTCGACCCGGGCCAGCCCGGCGGGTCGCCGATCGCGCTGCCACCGTCCCCGCGTCTCGTGGCAGACCTGACGGCAGCGACGTTCGAGGTCGGCTCGAACGGCATCAAGGTCGAACCGAAGGACGCCGTGTGCGCAAGGCTCGGTCGGTCCACCGACTACGGTGATGCTGTCATCATGGCCTGGTTCGAGGGCGATCGTCAGTCCACCAAGGCTCTTGACTGGATCGATACCGGGTTTGCTCGCGGCTCGAACCGGCGCCCGCAGGTGATCGGGTCGCGCGTCCCGGCGTTGAGTTCGCGGAGGTATCGTAATGGTTGATTACGCGTGCGAAACCGTTGCCGAAGTGCTGGACGAGATCCTCCCGCTCGTGTACCGGCACAACGAAGAGATTTCGTACGACATCACTTCCGGCGACCCGTTGGACATCGACGTTGATCTGTACTCTCGCTTGCACGAGCACGGATTGCTGAAGGTATTCACGGCTCGCGAGGATGGGCAGCTTATCGGCTACGCACTGTTCCACCTGGCATTCTCCATGCAGCGCAAGTATCTGAAGCAGGCGCATGAGGGTGGGTTCTACGTGCGGCCTGAATTTCGGCGAGGGCACGTAGCAATCAAGTTCATCGCGTACATTGCGCGTGAACTAGCGAAGGAAGACTGCCATATGGTGCTCTACAGTAGCCCGGCAGCTAACCCAAAGTTCGGTGAACTTTTGCATCTCCTTGGGTATTCCAAGGTCGACGAAGTTTATGCAAGGAGATTGTAATGCCCACTTCACTTGTCACTGCTGTAGCTGGTGCGGTTGCCTCCAACGTGGTCGGCGGGTTGTTCAACAAGAAAGACACGCCGGCTGCGCCCGCGCCAACGGTCGAACCTCCGACCCTGATGCCTGACCCGATGGCCCAGAAGGCGGCCGAACGGCGCAAGGCCGCGATCAGTCTCTCTCGTCAGTTGAACACGGCTGACACCGTGCTCACGGGCGACAACAAGCTGGGGGCCTGATGACTCCCAAACAACTCTACGACCTGAGTGAGCAACTCTTCAGCAAGAAGAGCGCGCTCAACTCGCTCCACCAGGAAGTCGCCAATCACTTCTACCCGGAGCGCGCGACATTCACAGTCACGCGATCCCTTGGTGAGGATTTCGCGGGCAACCTGACGACGAGCTATCCGCTGCTCTGCCGGCGCGATCTCGGCAACCAGTTCGGGTCGATGCTTCGCCCGACCGCGAAGCAGTGGTTCCACATGCAGCGTCGGTATGAAGCCAAGGAGAAGACCGAGGTCCGCCGCGTGCTCGAAGCGTTCGAGGAGACTCAACGCCGGGCCATGTACGACCCGATCAGCCAGATGACGCGAGCGACCAAGGAGGCCGACCACGACTTCGCGGCCTTCGGCCAGTGCGCGATCTCGATCGAGATCAACCACAACAAGAAGGCAGGCTCCCACGCTCTATACCGATGCTGGCACCTGAAGGACATGGTCTGGCAGGAAGACGAAGCCGGCAAGGTCGAGACGAAGTTTCGCAAGTGGAAGCCCACGCTCCACACGCTTCGTCGCACGTTCAGGAAGCTCCCTCAGCAACTTGAATCCCGTCACACGCTTCACCCGTTCGAGGAGCACGAGGTGATTCACATCGTCGTGCCGGCCGAGCTTTACGACAAAGGCACGCGCCTGCCGTATTGGGGTATCTGGTACGACCCTGCGCATGACTTCGTTCTGGATGAAGTGCCCCTGTGGACCGGACACTACATCATCCCCCGGTGGCAGACGGTGTCGGGCTCCCAGTACGCTTACAGTCCTGCCACGGTGGCAGCGCTCCCCGATGCGCGCCTGATTCAGGCCATGACGTTCACACTGCTCGAAGCGAGCGAGAAGGCGTCTTCCCCGCCGATGGTTGCAACCCAGGATGCCGTTCGATCCGATCTCGCGCTCTACGCGGGCGGCGTGACCTGGGTCGACTCCGAGTACGACGAGCGGCTGGGGGATGCGCTTCGCCCTATTACGCAGGACTTCCGTGGCCTGCAGTACGGACCCCAGATGACGAGCGACGTGCGAGCGCTGATCCGGGAGGCGTTCTTCCTGAACAAGCTCGCGATGCCCCAGCGTGGGCCAGAGATGACTGCCTACGAGGTCGGGCAGCGCGTGCAGGAGTACATCCGCAATGCGATGCCTATCTTCGAGCCAATGGAAGCCGAGTACAACGCGGCGTTGTGCGAGAACACGTTCGAGTTGCTCTGGCGCAACGGGGCGTTCGGCGACCCGCGCAACTGGCCGAAGGAGTTGCTCGGGTCCGAGATCGAGTTCCGGTTCGAGTCGCCGCTGCACGATGCGATCGAGGAGCAGAAGGGCCACAAGCTCATGGAGGTGAAGGCGATGCTCGCCGACGCAGCCGCCATCGAGCCCGCGGCCATATCCCTGGTCGACTTCAAGACCGCGCTTCGCGAAGCGATGGAAGGCATCCAGATCCCGGCGACCTGGATTCGATCCGAGGACGAGGTCAAAAAGATCGCGGCCGCGCAGGAGCAGGCAGCCGCCGCCCAGCAGATGCTCGCAAGCATGGAGCAGGCCTCGACCATCAACAAGAACAACGCCCAGGCCCAGGCTCAGGCGCCAGCCGGTGAAGCGCCTCAGGCCGGTAGCCCGATGGATATGATGGCAGCATGACAACCAAGAAGCCCACCCGGGCCATCGGCCCGTTCATCCCTCCCCCGTACGAACTTGCGGACGCTACGGCGTTCCAGGCTCTTCAGCGAGGCGAGGCTGAACCTCACCAGCAACAGCGTGCCCTCAAGTGGCTGATCGAGCATGGGGCGGGCACCTACGAGTTCAACTACTACCCAAGCGACCGCGATACTGCGTTCGCTCTTGGGCGTGCGTTCGTCGGGCAGCAAATCGTGAAGCTGCTCCGATTGAACACTTCATCCTTGAGGAGGAATGATGGCTGACGAGAACATCGTTGACGAAGTGGTCGATACCAAGGTTGTCCCGCCCGTGGGCAACACGGCACCTCCACCGATCGACGACAGTGCTACCGATACCGGGCTCGTGACCGACCCGCCGCCCCCTGGCAAACCTGCGCCCACCACCCAGAGTGACTGGCCCGCGGACTGGCGAGACAAGTTCGCCGCCGGGGACGCCGCCAAGGCTGCCCGCCTGCAGAGGTACGCGTCGCCGGCAGCGCTGGCCGATGCGCTGATCGCGGCCCAGAACAAGATCCGCGCGGGCGACCTCAAGCCGACACTCGGCAAGGACGCCAAGCCCGAGGAGATCGCGGCCTATCGTGAAGCACACGGCATTCCCGAGGCCCCTGACAAGTACGACCTCGGCGACCTGGAAGTGCCCGAGGGCGAGAAGGAAATGGTGCAGAAGTTCCTTGCGTCCGCGCATGCAGCCAACATGACGACCGACCAGGCGCGCGCCGCGCTCAAGGCCTACACCGACATCTCGGAAGAAGCCCGCAATGCGCGCGCATCCCAGGACCAGGAGATCAAGACGTCCGCCGAGGATGCACTGCGAGCCGAGTGGGGCGAGGACTACCGGGTCAACATCAACCTCGTGACCAACATGCTCGACGCGGGGCCCGCCGGCCTGCGGGACAAACTGCTTCGAGGGCGCCTGGCTGACGGCACGCCGATCGGTTCGAGCGTCGAGGCGCTCAAGTTTCTGGTGGGGCTCGCGCGTGAACGCAATCCGGCCGGGGTAGTCGTACCGAGTGGTGTCGCTACCGCTCAGTCGGTCACCGATGAAATTCAGAAAATTGAAAAGACTATGCGAGAAGACAGAGCAGCGTACAATCGCGACGAAAAGATGCAGGCGCGTTACCGTCAACTCCTTGAGTGGCAGTCCGCGCAACGAGCAGCATAGCCCGCTACCCTCGCAAGAGCCCGGGCACAACTTGGAGCAACATCGAAGACAGTTAGCTGGCCCCTGTACTGCCGGCGGCGACCCCCGAAAGGGCCACCTCGCTGCCTGCCGTTAGGCATCCCCGAGCGAATGTCGCGGTTCAACATTTGATTTGGAGAAACCCAAATGGCAGATACTGCGTTTCAAATCCAGTACCGGCAGGAATTCATCGCTACCTTCGAGCAGCACCAGTCGTTGCTGCGCGAGACGGTGACCACGGAAGCGGTCATCAAGGGTCAGCAGGCTGTCTTCCTGATTGCCGGCTCGGGCGGCGCGGCCGCCACCACGCGCGGCGTCAACGGTCGAATCCAGGCCCGCGGCGACGACCTCACCCAGACCACCGCGACTCTGCAAGAGTGGCACGATCTGGTCCGCAAGACGAGCTTCAACATCTTCGCCTCTCAGGGCAACCAGCGTGCGATCATGCAGCAGACCACGATGGCCGTCCTGAACCGCAAGATCGACTCGCTCATCATCACCGAACTCGCTACCGGCACGGTGACGATCGGCTCTTCGAGCACGCTCCCCTCGGTGTCGCTCTTCCAGAACGGCCGCGTGAAGCTCTCGAACGCCTCGGTGCCGTGGGACAGCAATGTCACTCTGCTGTGCCAGCCGTCGTTCATCGCGTACCTGGAGCAGGCGCCCGAGTTCTCGAACGCCCAGTACGTCGACATCCGCCCGTATGCCGGCAACACGGCAAGCTGGCAGGACAAGCCGATGGCCTACCGGTGGCGCAACTGCTTGATCATCGAGCACCCGGCCCTCCCGGGCAAGGGCACCTCGTCCGAGCAGTCGTTCATGTACCACAAGACGGCAATCGGGCACGCAGCAGATACCGGCGGGATGCAGTCTCCCGTGGGCTACGACGAGGAGCAGGACTACTCGTGGGCTCGCGCAAGCTGCTTCATGGCGGCCAAGCTGCTCCAGAATGCCGGGGTCGTCGTCATCACCCACGACGGTTCGGCTTACGCCTAACCTTCGCCACTAGGAGACACGACAATGGCATATCTTGGATCGACTCAAGCAAGCAGCATCGCAAACCCGCCCATCCAGATGTTCGGTGCCGTCGGCGCCGGCCCGGACGTGCGGATCGCCAGCGGTTCCACCCTGCTCTACACCGGCAACAACTACCAGCAGTCCTCGACTGCCACGGTTCGCCCCGGTCTGGGTTCGGGTCAGAACTTCTGGATGTATAACACCACCGACATGACGTCGTCCCCGTGGGATGGTTCGTACTTCACGGACGGCGGCGCCCTGGGCATGCGCCCGGGTGACGTGGTGTGCATCGTGCAGCACGGCACCACCGTGATGTCGTCCTACTACCTGCGGTTCGCAGTGGTGGGCTATGTCACGACTGGTGGCGCGGCGGTTCTGAGCACCAACTCGCTCATCACCTGCTCGACGTAATACCCGCTGCAGCATCACCGATCCCGCTTCGGCGGGATCGGTTCTTCAACCACCGGAGACATTCATGCCCGAAGAGAAGAAGCGCACACCCATGATCGATCAGTCCCGCATGCGGCTCGCCGAGTACGAGCGCCAGGACTGGGTCGCCAACATCGAGTTCGGTGTGTCGCAGGAAGACATCATGGTGCCCGGGTTCTGGGCGCACATGGCAAGCTACATGAAGCCCTACGATCACATCGAGGCTCGTGCCGACGACGGCACCTGGGTCGCCTACCTCATCGTCACCGGCTGCGACCGCACCTGGGCCCGTGTGGCTCTCGATCGCGTCGTCAAGCTCACGTCCAAGGACGTGTCCGAGACAGTCGCCGTCCAGCACCGGGTCGAGTGGAAGGGCCCCCAGAACAAGTTCACGGTCATCCGCGTGGCAGACCTGGAGCCGATCCGAAACGGGTTCGCGACCAAGGAAGAAGCCAACCAGTGGATGCGTGAGCACGAGCGCACCATCGGGGCCACCGTAGGTTGACGACTCGGGCCGATAGGCGGGGCGTTCTTCGCCGGGCAGTTCTGTCCCGGCAGGCCCAGCCTTTCGCCCTCGATCGGTATCAGGTTTCCCAGCTTCCTCCCGCCTCCCAGTGGACGGGGGCCCAGGTCCACGTCTCCGACGAGACGGGGGGAGCCGTGACATGCTTCAGCGACGGGGTCAACTGGCGCCGGATCACCGACCGAGCCATCGTGTCCGCCTCGGTCCCGACGGCCCTGTCGGGCGCGGGCTCGGCCTCGGTGACCCTGAACGCCGTGATCGGGCCCTATCTCAAGTCGACCGGGGCTGCTACTGGCACCTTGCGAACGGCTACCCGGGCGTCTGCCGCGTTGTCCGCTGCAGGAGCGACCGCAGGAGCCCTTCAAACGCCGCCCAAGGCGCCGACAGATTTGGACGCAGATGCGGTCGCAGTGGGCACCATGCGCACTGCCACGCGCGTCTCCGTGGGCCTGAGCGCTACCGGCGCCGGGGTGGGTACTTTGTACGGGGTGGCCGCATGACGATCAGCCGACTGACGCTCTACAACAATGCATTGCTGATGGCGGGCGAGCGGGCCATCGCATCGCTTACGGAAGCCCGGGAGCCCCGCCGGCTGCTCGACCAAGTCTGGGATACGGGCGGGGTCCGCAAGTGCCTGGAGCAGGGGCAGTGGAAGTTCGCCATGCGAACGATCCAGATCGACTACGATCCTCTCGTGGCCCCACCCTTCGGGTACTCGCGTGCGTTCAGCAAGCCCTCGGACTGGGTTGTCACGTCTGCGGTCTGCCAGGACGCCTACTTCCGACAGCCCCTCCTCGGGTACGTGGACGAGGCTGGGTATTGGTACGCGGACCTCGACTCGATCTACGTGCGGTACGTGTCCGACGACGAGGCATACGGGCTCGACATGAACCGGTGGCCCGGGAGCTTCGAGGACTTCGTCGCCGCCTGGTTCGCCGAGCGGGTTGTATTCAAGATGAGCACCTCCGAAGAGGCGCTGAAGAAAGCAGAAAAGCGAACCGAGCGCCTGAAGAAGCTTGCGCTCAACAAGGATGCGATGGCGGACCCGTCGAAGGTGCTGCCTCCCGGCCGATGGAACCGGGCTCGCATGAGCAACTCCGCGCGCGACGACCTCGGTTACCGGACGGGGGATCTGTACTGATGGGGCAACTGACGACAGCCCTGCTCGCCTTCAACCGGGGGATCGTCTCCCGGCTGGGGCTTGCTCGCGTGGACGTCAAGCGGCTCGCCATGTCCGCCGAGGAGATGTGGAACTTCATCCCTCGCGTGTTGGGCTCCATGAGTATCCGCCCCGGGTGGAAGTACCTTGGGTCCACGCGCTCGAACCTGGCTGCCAAGTTCATCCCGTTCGTGTTCTCGGTCACCGACACACACTTGCTTGAGATCACCAACACCACGATGCGGGTCTGGTGGTCGGACGAACTGGTTACACGTGAAACAGTCGGCACTGGCATCACCAACGGCAACTTCACGAGCGATATCAGCGGCTGGACCGACAACGACGAAACTGGCGCGGCATCGACCTGGAATAGCTCCGGGTACGCGCAACTCCTGGGCGACGGCACCAATGCGGCGATCCTCGACCAAGCCGTGACCGTGTCCGGGGGTGACGTGAACATCGAGCACGCGATCCGCGTGTCGGTCATCCGGGGCCCTGTGACGTTCATGGTCGGCACCGTGCAAGGTGGCGAGCAGTACGTGCGCGAGCTTTCCCTCGGCACCGGCACCCATTCGCTTGCGTTCACGCCGACCGGCACGACGTTCTACATTCGCATCATGTCCCGCCTTGCGCGCCCGGTGCTGGTCAACTCGGTCACGGTCGAGTCCGCTGGCGTGTTCTCGATCGACGCCCCCTGGACTTCGTCCAACCTGGACGATATCCGGTGGGACCAGTCCGGTGACTACGTCTTCGTCGCGTGTGCGGACGTCGCACCATACATTATCCAGCGCTGGGACATTCACTCGTGGAGCGTCGTCAAGTACGAGCCCGAGGATGGCCCGTTCAGAACCGAGAACGTCACCAACACGACCCTGACCCCGAGTGCGATAACGGGCTCGATCACGCTCACCGCAAGCACCAACCTCTTCCGCACGACCCACGTTGGCGCGCTCTTTCGTCTCACCTCGGACGGGCAGACGGTCGCGAGCAACATCTCGGCCGCGGACACGTTCACCAACGCGATCCGCATCACAGGCGTGGATTCGTCTCGCGTGTTCACGATCATCCTCGCCGGCACGTGGGCCGGCACGGTCACGCTGCAACGATCTCTCGATTCCGACGAAGGTCCATGGGAAGACGTGACCACCCTAAGCTGGACCGCAAACACCACCGAGACATATGACGATGGTCTGGACAACCAGATCGCGTGGTATCGGATCGGATTCAAAACTGGCAACTACACCTCGGGGACGCTGACTGCCACCCTCGACTACGCGCTCGGGTCGACGTCCGGGGTCGTGCGTATCACCGGGTTCACTAGCGTCACGTCGGTCAGCGCCGACGTGCTGAGTGATCTGGGTGGCACGGGCGCCACGGAAATCTGGGCCGAGGGTGCCTGGTCAGACTATCGCGGCTGGCCGACTGCGGTCACGTTCCACGAGGGGCGCCTGTGGTGGGCCGGCAAGTCGAAGGTATGGGGAAGCATCACCGATGCGTTCGACTCGTTTGACCCGGACTACGAAGGGGATGCGGGTCCGATCTCGCGCAGCCTCGGCGCGGGCCCGGTCGACAACATCAACTGGCTCGTGTCGTCCCAGCGGCTGCTGATCGGTGCGGACCTCAACGAGTACGCCGCCAGATCGTCCTCGCTCGATGAACCGCTGACCCCCACGCAGTTCAACGTGAAAGCAACGAGCGACCAGGGCTCGGCCCCGGTCATGCCTGGTCGCATGGACTCGCGCGCGATCTTCGCGAATAGAACCGGCATGAAGGTCTACGAGAACGCGCTCGCCAGCGGCACGCTGGAATACAGTGCCAATGACCTGTGCGCGCTCGTGCCTGAGATCGGCTCCCCCGGGATCGTTCGCCTGGCCGTGCAACGGCAGCCCGACACGCGCATCCACTGTATCCGATCCGATGGAACGGTTGCGCTGCTCGTGATCGACAAGAACGAAGATGTGACTGCCTGGTGCGAGATCGACACGCTGGGTGAAGTCGAGGATGTCGTCGTGCTGCCTGCGCAGTCGGGCGTGACAGACGACTACATCTACTACGTCGTCAAGCGCACGATCGATGGTGCGACAGTTCGCTACCTGGAGAAGTGGTCGCAGGCGAGCCAGTCTCGCGGCGGCCTCGGGCTGGGGGATGCGAGCCTGCTCAATGCCTACAGCACGTTCGACTTCTGCGAGACGGACGTCAACGCGACCTACCCGGATGACACGGTCGGCGCGGTGTACAACGCGGACCTTGCGGAAATTTATGCGGTCGGCAGCAACAGCGATGACGTCTCGATCCATGATGAGGCGACGTTCACGTCTCCTCCGGAAGTGGTCACCGGCATAGGCGACATTGAAAGCTCGGGGGCACTCACGCTGATCGGCGGCCTGTCCAAGGAGGGCGGCAACCTGTGGATCTCGGGCCGGTTCACGCCGAACGGCCCCATCAAGGTAATGAACACGACCACGCACGTGCTCACCGACATGGGGTACATCGGGCTCAACCCGTCCTACTTCCTCGCGGCCCAGGACACACCGTCTCGCGTGTGGCTCGGTTACAGTTCGACAATGAGCATGTACACCCCGAGCATCAGCGGCGGAAGCCTGGGCGCGGCCGTGTGGACGATCACCAACGTCAACTTTGATTTCAATTCGGGGTTCCGCCCGGCCGTCTGGGACAGCAACAATCATCTGTGGCTCGGCAAGCAAGTGCCAGCACCAACGACCCCTGGCACCAAGCTGTTTCAGATTGTCGCGACCACGGGCGCGTACGCAATTCACGACGGGCCTCTGCTTGCGGGCTCGGTTCTACAGATCAAGAGCCGGCCTGCCTACGACTCGGTGACGCAGAAGCTCTACGTCATCGTTGCGGACACGGGATCGAGCAGCCCTGCCTACCTGTACGCGTACTCGGGATGGTCGACCACGCCGACTGCCAACAGCGGCACGTGGGAACAGCTAATGACGTTTGAAGCAGGCGGTGCGTACTACGGTCGCTGGATTCACTACGATGAAGCGACCGATGTGCTATTCATGGCTTACCGGGCGGACGCGGCTTCCGGGCGTGCGTACATCTACCGGTACACGGGCAACCCCAAGGTGCTTGTCGACACGGTGACCGTGAGCCTGACCGACAGCACCGCGGACATCTATCCGTGGAATCTGGTGCCGCCGACACTCTCGTACCAGTCGAACTACGGATACGTCGCAGTGAAGGCCGCCTCTGGTGGCAACCTCTACCTCGTCAAGATCACCTACGGTGGGCCCGAGGTTCTCTACGATTCCACGGGCACGCTGATCGTCGAGGGGACGACCGACGACTTCCTCAACAATCTGGCCGACAGCTACGTGAACTACAGCGGGGTCGCGACCGACACCGTGACCGGGCTCGATCACCTGGAAGGCGAAGACGTCGTCGTGTGGGCAGATGGTGTGGATCTCGGTACGGACGAGAACTACGAGCAGACCTACACCGTGGCGAACGGCGAGATCACGTTGCCGGCGGCCACGACCAACATCACCGTCGGCCTGCCGTACTATGCGCGGTTCAAAAGCTCCAAGCTCATGCTGCAGACTCAGACCGAGATCCTGTTCGGCAAGGAGCGCCGGATCACCGGGCTGGCACTCGTGCTGGCTGACACGCACGCCAAGGGAATCCGGTTCGGCCCGGACTACGACACGCTGGACGATCGCCCGGAGATGGACGGCTGGGCGCCCGTGGACCCGGACAACATCGATACGGACTATGACGCCGACATGATACAGTTTCCCTCGACCTGGGCGACCGATCTTCGCATATGCCTGAAGGCCCAGGCACCGAGGCCGTGTACCGTGCTGGCAGTCAAACTCGTGGCCGAGGTGTGATTATGGATTTCGACTTCGGAAAAATATTCAGCAAGCAGTACGTGCCGGCGCTCACGCTGGCGTTCGGCTCCGGGCTCAAGGCTGCCGGTGCTCTTGGCATTGGCAAGGCCGCGGTCGAAGCGGCGTCTCGCAGACAGCAAGCGGCAGAGTTCGAGGCGGCCCAGCTTCGCATCAACGCCGGCCAGGCGAAGGCAGCGTCCCAGAGGGACGCGTACTTCAAGGGGTTGGAAGGTCAGCGTCTCATGTCCGCCATCCAGGCTCGCGCGGGCGCAGGCGGGGCGGACCCGACCGTGCTCAACATCATGGCGAGCGCGATGGCCCAGCGGTCGTACAACGTCCAGGCGGCCCTCTACGGTGGTGAGGAGAAGGGTCGTCTCTTCGAGATGCAGGCCAAGGGCAAGCAGTACGACGCGGCGCTCGGCATGGCGGATGCGCGATCGGCGAAGAACTCCTACCGCATGGCTGCCGTGGGAACCTTGGCCGAAGGCGGGGCGAGTCTGTTCCAGAAGTATTGGCCGAAGGATGCAACCCCATCCGCGCCCGCGCAGGCCGAAGCGATGAACGTGCTCGACTCACCGGCCTGGGACTTCTGACATGGCGAAAGCACTCCCCAGCGCACAGGATCTCGGCGTCGTCGGCGTCCAGCCTTCGCTCGCGGTGGCGTCCTACAAGGGGGCGACCGGTGGTGAGGACGACGCGGCTCGGGGCATGTATGCCGCGGGCGGGCAGTTCGGCGCGGCCTCCGAGCACCTGTACAAAGCCCAGGAACAATTCGATACGCTGCAGGCGGAAGACCGGTTCAACCAGTACCAGGAGCGCCTGAACCAGATTGCGAACGATCCCCAGACCGGGTGGAAGACCGCTCAAGGCGAGAACACGCTCAAGCCCGAGTTCAACCGCAAGTACGCGGAACAGTTCGAGGACGAGCGCAAGAAGCTCGCTGACAGCCTCGACTCACCCGGGGCGAAGCAGCGGTTCTCTCAGCTTGCCGCATCGGCTGCCCTGCGTCATCGTGCAGCGCTCTACGAGCATTCGGCGAAGGAGCGCTCGGCCTACGAGGGCAAGGTCTTCGATGACTCGATCAAGACCATCAAGGCCAATGCGTGGCGCGCATTTGGGGACGACGCGCTTTTCCAGGCGGAACTCGCGCGGGCCAAGGCTCTCACCGAGAACTTCGCCAAAAGCTGGGCCGTCGGCGCGAGCGAGGAGTCTGTCAAGCTCGCCGTGCAGCAAGTCGAAAGCAACCTCTGGACTCACCGAATCCAGGCGGCCGTCGCCGCGGGCGACACCAAGCTCGCGCGTGAACTCATGGGCAAGGCCACGGCTTCCCTGACGACGAGCGACAAGGAAGCGATCGACGCCAAGGTCAAACCTCAGATCAAGATCGCGGAAGCCCAGGAGAAGGTCGATGGCATATTCGCGCGCATTGTACCTGCCAATCCGAACGCGCCATTCCCCGCGCTCGAACTCGATGCCGCGCTTCGCAAGGAGTTCGCGGGCGACCCCGAGGGCCTGAGACTCGCGCGCCAGGAAGCCGACTACCGTGCGAGCAAGATTCAACAACAGCAGCGCGAGAGCAACCACGCGAACCTCGCTAGCGTGATGCAGAACCTGCACGAAAAGAAGATGTCGCCGGCTGACGTGATGAAGACCCCCGAGTACCAGGCGCTCGATGGCGACCAAAAGGCGCGATTCATTCAGCATATCGATGCGCTCAACACGTCGGCAGCTTCTCGCGCCGCCAGCCTGTCCGCCCGCGCGGCCGCGGAGGAAGCCAGAGCTATGGCCCGTCGCGAGCGAGAAGGTGAGATTGCCACCCTGATGTACCTGGCGAACCCCGAGACGCTGGGCGCCATGAACCCGAACACGATCGCAGGGCCGCTCGCGTTGCAGCTTGGCCCGAACAACGCGAAGGAACTTCTCATGGCCCACGCCCGGCTGCAGAAGCCTGGTGCGGTCAAGCAGGCGCGCATGACGCAAGAGACGTTCAAGTCGATCATCCGTGACTATGATTACGATGCCAACCTGCTTACGGGCAAGCCCAAGACGAGCAAGGACAAGGAGACGCAGGCCGAACTGAGTACGATGTTCCGTGAGGTCAACCAGTTGATCCAGACCCGCGAGAACGAACTGAAGCGGCCCTTGACCGGCGAAGAGCAGGAAAAGCTCATGCGGGATGCCGTCAAGCAAAAGGTGAAGATCAGCAGCGGGTTCTTCGGGTTGGGTTCGAAGGAAGTGTCGCGCCTTGCAATCTCCACCGCGGAACCGGAAAAGGCTCAGGAGGTGTTCCGTAGTGCGCGCATCCCGATCGAGCAAGTTGATCCTGAACTGATGACGCGTTCAATCGAGTTCGTACGCGCTAACCGCAAGGGGTTCGAGAAGCGCAGTGACGCCGAAATCCGCGCGCTGCTGAAGGAGCCGTTGGAGCGCGCGGCCGCGGTCTTTGAACTTAACGGGCCGCCCGAGTTGTACCAGAACATCCTGCGAGGCAATGTGAAGTAATGGCCGACCTGACGAAATTCGACCGTTATCTGTCGACCACGCCGCCTCCTCCTGCACCCCCACAGGATGCTGGCGTTATGCCACCGGCATTGCCTGTAGATGACCTCACTCGCTCGATCGGCGTCTTCGGTCCTCGGCAAGCGGCCCCGGCTCCGACACCCGCGCCTGTTGACAAGCTGCAGCGGTACACCGCGCCGGCCGCAGACGTCACGCAGTTGCAGCGCTCGGCAACGCTCGGGTCCGAGATGGCTCCGGAGATGGCCGCGCGAATCCTGTCGGTCGAGCAAAAGTCAGGGCTCCCCCGAAAGTACGTCGAGGAGAACCTGGACGAACTCGAACGCGCCGTTGCACTGAAGTCTTTCGATCCGGCGAACTTTCGACAGAACAGTCCGAAGTTCGCGGCCTGGCTTGCGGGTGACCCAGCGAGGTCCGCTCTTGCGCGCAAGGACATCGCGCTGCTGTCGACGTTCGAGCAGGCAGTGCGCGGTGTGCAAGCCGGCTGGGAGCGAGCCGATCCCACGTACCTGGATCTCGTCGGCATCGAGCGTCGTGGCGGCAAGCTCACCCCCGCCCAGCAGGCGCGCATGGAGTCTCTCAAGGCTCGCCAGATCACGCTGGCCCGCGAGGACGAGCTTGCCCCGGGGCTCATGTGGTCCGTGTCCCAGGCAAGCTACGCGGCGCGTCAGATGGGCCAAGGGCTCTTTGCAGCGGCACAGGGGGCGGGCTGGGGTGGCGTGGCTGGTGGCGTCATGGGGGCGTTACTCCTGCGCAACCCAGAGGCCGGCGCCAAGGCCGGTTTGCTGGCCGGCGGCGCGGTCGGTGGAATCGCGCATTCGTACGAACTCGAAGCGAACGCAGCGTTCGATGCGTACCGGAACCTGAAGGACGTTAACGGCGAGCCGATGGCGGACCTGAACACGGCCCGCCGCATGGCGAACCTGGTGGG